ATAAAAGCCCAAAAAAAAGGGCTACACCTGAAGTCTCACCCTTGCGGATGTTGGCGGACTGGCGTAGTAACCAGCAGACTTCATGTGTAACCCTACTACATTAACACCGCCAAGTGTTTGCATTTATCTTAACTCAACATTGATTTCTGAAGCAACATCTTTTTTCACAGGGATAGCTGAACCCCTACGAAAGTTGCATTTACGACATACAGGAACAACATCCAAAGGCTTGTTGTAGTCTCTGTGGTCATAGCACTCACCTGGTCTGCCGCAATCAACACAATTAAGTGTTTTTACTGGCGGGAGGATTCCTTTTCTAACTGCTTTTTGAACAGCATTTATTGCTTTAGTTGCACCAAAAATTGCCCCGTATGAGCCATAACATGACCAACATTTTTTTGCTCTAGGGTCACGACCCGTTATTTCTCCATTGCAAATTCTGCAAATAGGTGTCATTTTTTTACAACGCCTTTTAAAAATATTTTTGGATAAGCCAATTTGATTGCTGGAGGGATGCCTCTTGTCATCCAGTTGTGAACTCTTTGCTTAGAGGCAAAACCTAGTTTTTTAGCAAGCGCAGAAGCACCGCCAAGTTTGGCAATTAAATCTTTATCAGATTGAAGTTGTTGTTCTTTGTTCATGGTTGCATCTTAGCAACAAATTGCCACAAGTCAACATTTTGTGAATTTATTTTAAACAAGTTGTTGACTTTGACTGTTTTTCGATGATAATCCTATTCATGCCCTAGCACTTCGCATGGGGTCTTTTTAGGAAACCAAATGATTGATACCAAACTCCAATACTACTTTGACGATGTTGTCTCTTACGACAACGGCAACACAGTTGAGAACGTCAAAGTTGGTTACGACTACTACCCTGAAGAAATCAACTACCCAGACGCACCAGACTATGCCGAAATGTTTGATGTGTTTGTGTTTGATGCTCAAGGTAAGCACATTACTTACGACATTCCTAGTGATGAATACACACGCCTAATGCAAGAAACCAAAACCCACTTTGCTCAAATTCAGAAAGACCGCAATGAAATCTAAGATCATTACAACTTTGATTGAATGGACTCTTGCCATCATCATCTTTGGCGGCTGGGGTGTTCTTTTGGCTTGGAGAGGTTGAACATGAAAATAACTCAATTTATTCATGATGTAGTTTCTACAACTACAAAACAAGAAGTCTGTACTCATACAGACGGAACAGAATACTTGGTCAAACATATCTACATCAAAGATGGTTTGAACAACGTATGTGAAATAGTCTTATTCGGTAAAACCACAGAAATTTTTGAGGAAAGCAACAAATGAAAAATATTGCCACTGCATTGGTTAAGGCTCAAAAAGCCTTTGGTCCTGCGCTTAAATCATCCACCAACCCACATTTCAAAAGCAGATATGCCGATCTAAGTGCTTGTGTAGAGGCTGTCATTGAGGGCTTGAATGAGGCTGGCATTGCGCTTATTCAAAGGACAAGTGAAGACCTCAACGGAGTCACTGTAGAGACTGTGTTTATCCACGAATCAGGCGAGATGCTGGAATGTGGCAAATTGCATGTACCAGCCAGCAAACAAGACCCGCAAGGTTACGGTAGTGCTTTGACTTATGCTCGGAGATATAGCCTCATGGCGGCTTGTGGCATCGCACCAGAGGACGATGACGGAAATGCAGCCACACGCAAACCCATTCCCACCCCTGATATTACTGACCATCTGGCAGCGATTGAAGCTAGCGTCAACAGCGATGAGTTGGCGAAAGTCTATAAAGACGCACTTGCGGCTTGCGAGGGTAATCAGGGACTCCAGGCCAAAGTGATTGCAGCAAAGAAAGCACGAGTTGAACGTGCCAAACAGGAGAAAACAGCATGAATGAAGAACAAGGAACTGAAAATTGGTTTGCAAATCGCTTGGGCAAAGTTACCGCCAGCCGATTGGCTGATGTACTTGCCAAGACAAAAACTGGTTACAGTGCCAGCCGTACTAATTACATGACGCAACTTGTCCTTGAGCGCATCACCCAAACTAGAGCTGAGTCATATTCTAATGCAGCAATGCAGTGGGGTACTGAACAAGAACCTTTTGCTCGGGCTGCTTATGAGACGCACACGGGTCAAATGGTTGAGGAAGTGGGGTTTATACCTCACCCAGAAATTGAAGCGGCTGGAGCATCGCCTGATGGTTTGGTGGGTGATGATGGCATGGTCGAGATCAAATGCCCATCATCCAGCACTGCTTTGGAATGTTGGCTAATCCATGCACAAGGTGGCAATCCAGTAGATGCCAAATACTACGCACAGATGCAATGGCAAATGCGTTGCGCTGATAGGTCTTGGTGCGATTACGTAGTATTTGACCCACGGATGCCAGCCAAAGCCCAACTCTTTGTTTATCGAGTCGAGCGCAATGCCGATTGGCTCAAGATAGCAGAGACTGAAGTCCTCACGTTTTTGGCAGAAGTCGATGCCAAAGTTATTTCCCTTAAATCAATCATTGGAGAATGAAAATGTCAAAAGTTAGCAAAGAAATTTCCTGCATCGTTGGTGAATACCGCAACAGCGAGGGTCAGACAAAAAAGCGTTACCAAAGAATCGGCTCAATCATTGAGACCAAGAATGGTCCGATGCTCAAGTTAGACAATATTCCATTGCGCGAAGGTGGTTGGGATGGTTGGGCGTATATCAATGACCCAAAACCTCAAGAAAACCGCAAGCCACAGTTTGATGACGAATCCGATATTCCATTTTAAGGAGTCAACATGAACGCAGCCAGCATTGAAAGTAGCGAACGCCTAAATCGTGTGCTTAATCTGCTGTCTCGGGGTGGGGAGTTCACCACCCTAGACATCATCAAAAATGCCAACGTATGTGCAGTGAACAGCATCATTTCAGAACTTAGACAAAACGGTTTTGATATTAATTGCCAGCGTAGAGGTGAAAGATGGTTTTATAAATTGGAGTCAAAATGAAAGATTCAAATTTTCAAACTCCACGTAATTTTGCAGACTGCACTTGGGTTCAGGGTTATGGTCGACCAGAGCCGCTTTGGGAACGTGTTGCTGGCTATATTTTGGCTTTTGCCATTGGAGTTTGCTTGGCTCTCACTTTAGTAGCATGGTGGTCGTCATGAGTAAAGACGAAGTATTACGCCTTGCATTGGAGGCGTTGGAGATGCTAATGATTGAGCGTGGGTCGATCTATGAAAAAACCATCACCGCAATTAAAGCCTCACTAGAAGCAAAGGATGAGCCTTGGGAGAAGTTCTGCGATTCACATTGCGTTTGGACTAACCATCATCCTGATTGCAAGTTGGCACAGCGCACATGGGTAGGGCTGACGGATGATGAGATTGTTTTGATTGTGGCTGAGTGTGCGGCTTCTCATCAGCACACGGACATTCACTTTGCCAAAGCCATTGAAGCCAAACTCAAGGAGAAGAACACATGAAACCCGAAGACATCATCAAAGCAACTCGCAACAGCCTGAACATCTATTCGTTCACTGCCGAGGCGCTTGAGAAATTGATTGCCGCAATCCAGTCAGAACATAAATGCCAGACCTGTGAAGCACTGGCCCGAACGGTAATGATGGATCAGACAGCGCATGACACGCAAACCGCAGCACAGCGGCAATGGGTTGGGCTGACGGATGAGGAAATCCTCTCCGATGACACTATGCGCTACTACTACGGCATGAATGGTGGTGCAGGCCCAGTGTCTCAAAAAGGCAAAAAGGTCGTCTCAGCCATCGAAGCCAAACTCAAGGAGAAGAACACATGACTGAATGGACTCAAGAAGAAGACGAGGCTTTTAACATGGTTGAACAAAACAGTAACCTTGGAAAACAGATATTGAGAGCCAACAAATCTAGTGGCATGGACTGTTGCACTTATGACTGTACCCAAGGCAGAAACTGTCCAGTACGCAATAAGACGCTAGATGAGGTAGCCCATGAGTTTAGCTTAATGAAGTCATTGGGTGATACGGCACAGAGTTTTGCTGCTTTTGTAAGGGGGATGAAAAAATGACAAAAACAGAAATACTAGATCATTTTGCGGTAAACGCAATGCAAGCATTAATTGAAAAAATGGGAGTTACAAACCCTTTTGCCATGGCTCAAACTTCTTATCGTATGGCTGTAGAAATGCTTGAGCATCGTGAGCGTATTTTGAGAGAGTGGCAAAAAGAACAAGAGATGCAACACAAACAGCAAAACTCTGACATTAAAGACCTTGATTTGCCGATTAGGTATCACCGATGTTTAGTGTCAGAGAATATCTTAATGAAACAAGATCTTTGCAACTGGACAGAACGAGAAGTAAGACGAATTCCAAATCTAGGCGTAAAAGGATTGCAATTTGTTAAAGAAGCAATGGTTTTGCATGGATTGAAATTTAAAGGACAACAAGATGCTTGAACAAAAAAGAGACGCACCCAATAACCAGCCGTACTGGGTATGCACTAACTGTAAATGGGCTTTTGAGGCATTACAAGCCGCAAATAGACATAGATGTAATAACCAAGATAAGGAAGACAATGGGCAAAGGTTCTACTCCAAGAAAATTCTCAGTAACTAACGAAGAATACGCAAACCGATGGAACGCCATTTTCGGAAAAGATAATGAGAAAGAAAACAAAAAGGAAGCATTGGAATCTGATAGACCCAATTACGCATAGCATCGTGGGAGCAGCGATAACCCACAGGGACAAGCTGGACAAACTGAGACTCCTTGAGTACTCCGCACTAGAAGCTATGACCAAAGGTCAAGGCACTATCCATGATTGGAGAGTTTTGGTTGATGTGCTTAATCTCAGCGAAATGATGGGCAAGAGCGGGGTGGGTCCTGAAGTGCTACCTATCTGTGAGAAAGCACAAGATAGCCTTCACAAGGCCGCTTTACGCTTCCAAGATACAAAGCAAATGGGCTTGGATGGACAAGGCATCAAGTCCATTAGGGAATTGATTGAATATGCTGATCTGCAACAGGGAAGTATTGCAAGATCAGAATTTGAAAGATACATTCAAAAAACAAAACACTATATTCGTTCTAATGGCAATCTGGTGGTAGAGATTGAATAACAAAATTGTTGTGAATGATTATGCGTAAGGTCTAGTGCCTGCCTTATCAATGATAAGTGCCTGCTTCCGTGGGCTGGTATCTTCGCTATTTGAGATACTGATATGTGTCCAACGATCAAACTCACGAATAACTTGATCGTATGCAATACCACTTTCCACAATCTTTCGCACCACTTCATCTGGTGTCATGCCAGGAACTTTGAAGTCGGCAGCACATCCAATTCTATGTTGGCTGGTGTCTTTGCTACCAACAGCATCATTGACTTTTTTAGTGCGCAAACCTGAAGAAATCATTATTGGTTTGCCACCCAATACAACTTTTACTTGCTCCAAAAAGTCAGCCAAGCGTGTCAGATTAGCAAGTTCCTGATCGTTAGGGCTGTTATCCCACCCATTACGCTCTGCTGTCTCTGAGGCTGTTAATTCTTCAAGTGTGAAATGTGGTGTGAGATTCATTTTTTGCTCCGCATATCTGCAAGTTTTTCAACAGTGCGACCACCAAAATAGGCCAAGAAAATAATCTGCCCCCACTGGCCTAAAAGCTGTACGTAAGATTCTTGTGCGTTATAACCAAATGCCGACATCATTGTGAATACAAAATAGGCCACGAAGATGGCTATAAGAGCCATAGGGCGAATATTTTTAGACAGCCAAGAGTCAGACCCCATGTCAGCCTTCCAGCGGTCTGAGATATTTTCTTGTTCTACCTCAAACAGTTTGGTCTCGTTGGCCATTTTTGCCAGCTCACCATCTTGAGCCATTTTAGAAAGTTCTAGTTGTGCCTTGGCTTTGGCCTCTGGGTCTGGAATCAACTTGTCAATGAGCTTGCCGCCCACATTAAGAAGTGCGTCTAGTCCAATCATTGTTTGCTCCTTGAAAGCATGGTTGCTGCAATTTCCATCATGGTTCTTGTTGCCTGAATATCAGCGGGTTGATTATCCCAGCCCACAGTAATTTGACCAACAAAGCGATTAGGGTCAGGTGGAATGCTTATTCTGCAAGTGTAAGTAACTCCCTTGGCGATATACCATAAACCCATCTCAGATTGTGCTGATCTGTATTCACCACAAGGAATCTCACTTGCCATCAGCTTTATCACATCAGCGTTGTTGGATTGGTTTTGAGTAAAAAGGCCAACATCAAGCCCATCGTTGGTTTTATCTCTGCCCTCTTTTGTATAAGCACGATATAACACTCGAGTTCCAAACATTGGGTTTACTTTAAATACAGCAACGATGGTGGCGTTGGTAGTTTTAAATAAATGAGCTGCAGCATCTTCCACCCTATCTTCAACAATGCTTGGCATTTTTTTGGATTCTTTATACGCACCCATCAATAATTCTTGATTCTGCCAGACAAAGTAACCAGAAAAAGCAAATACTGCCATCAGTATCAGCGCAAATAACTTGAATGGACTATCAACATAGGACAATACCTTGCTCAATATGTCTGATGGCTTTTCTTCACTCATAGTCCAATCATCCCTAGTAATTTATTTACGACCTTTTCGGCAAGTTCATCAGGCAAAAAGCGGAGCAGACCAAGCACCCACCAAGCAACGCACAGCCTGACGAACACTTTGAGAAACAAATCAAACTGTTTCTGGTACTCATTCACCGACCACACCTTGTCTTGGCACACAGGTCTTGAATCTCAGCAATGCCCCAACCTACTGCGCCTAAAAGCATCACGATCACGACAACCCCAACCGCCCACGCCATGTATTCTTCTTCTTCTTCTTTTCTTTTCTTTTCTTCTGCCTTGGCTTGTCTAGCTAAATGAGCATCTTCAATGTCCATCTGCTGCTGTCGTTGTTTAATCTTTTGCCACACATCAGCACGACCAGTAGCCTGAAACAACAACATCAATTCTGCTTCAAAACGCTTGGCCTCATCTAAAGCCATCTCGATCTGTAAAGCTGTGCCTAAGTTTGATTTATTGCCAGAACGCTTGGCCTCAACCATCGCCTTTGTAGCGGTGCTCTTAGCGTCAAACATTTTTGCGATAGACGGGGCTAAACCAGCCAGATCATTTGCGACCTTGCTGGCTTTTTTGACTACGCTGATTGCACTTTGTAATCCTGCAAGCGCTGTTATGGGGTCAATCATTTCCGTACAACCTTTACCCATTCAAGGCAAACAACCTTGCGGTTGTAAACATCACCTGTCCACGCCCACTTCACACAACGGTATTCAACTTTTTCTGAAGTTCCTGCTAACAGAAACAGTGGCAGAAGAAGCCAAAGCATCCATTGCTCACAAGCCTATGATTTTTTTAACCAACTCGCCAGCAAAGCCTGGACCGAGCAACACAGCCGCAATCACCACATAAAGTAAATACTCGATACGGGTCATGCGCTGTGAACCTGAGTCAAACGACTTTTCAATGGCGGTGTATCTCTCAGCACAAACCGCCTCATGAACCGCCAGCCTTGTGTCGGTATCCTCAAGCATTACATACCCTCGCCCTGTACGATGTAAACCGTAGAGGCGGCAGAAGCCAAGCCACTGAAGAATGACTCACGCCCAAAGCGCAAGACCTCAACAGCACCAGGAGCCAACACGATGGCGGCAGTAGGTGAGCCAGCCGTGGGTGCAACAGCATTTGCCGTAGCAATAGCGGCTGTTGGGCCTATACCCAAAAACACCGTGTTAACGCTTGAATTGATGATGCGGTACTGGCCTGTGCCTTGTCCATCAAAGCGTGAATCAACCAGTGCTTGAACGCCAGTTGACGCACTAGCCGCAGCAGGAATAACAACTGTTTGACCAAGAGGTGCAAATGCAATTTGTGAATTGGTGGACATTTCAGATTCCTTTCAGTTGTTCTTCAGCAAAACAATAAATATTAACAGTCATTTAAAACCCCTTAAAATATGTTTATTAACTTGCGTATATTTTACGGATGTGATTCCACATACGCATTAAATTTAGCATTCAATTCTTCAATAGTATTTAATGCTTTTTGCAACGACATGACAGTTATTGCCAATACTGATCTGTCGTAATAGCCCCAAGGTTTGCTATGAGTTGTTTCTAACCCATTTTCATCTTTAGTGACATAAGTTTCTGGCTCTGGTGCGGCTTCTGGCCCGATAGCAGCGTTAACATTTTGAGCGTAAAAACCAAGCTGACGATCTTTTCCAAACGTTTCTTTCTTTTCATCGTTGTAGTACCAATAGCCAGGCGCTAATTTTTTAAGCATTTCATCTGGGTTTACAGGCACACCATCTTTAATTTTCCATGTTTCATCTGAAACAGAAGAAATAACACCAGAAGCACTAAATGTAGCTGCGCCTGCACCATAGGCAGTCATGGTAACGATGCCGTCAGACGCTATACGCATCCGTTCTGTGTCATTTGTTAAAAATATCATTGGGTATGCGCCTCCCGAATAAAGGAAACGACCATACGCAACGCCAGTAAATGATGCCCCTGTACTGGAATCAATACCAAAGAAAAAATTACCGCCTGTATTGGTATTTAAAAGAAATGCAGAGCTAGTTGCCGTAGAGGGCACAATAGATAAAGATGAGCCTGTTAATTTTGCGTTTCCTGCGACTTCAAGTTTTTCGCTTGGTGAGATAGTGCCTACTCCGACACGGCTATTCGTCGCGTCGGTGTAAAACAAGTTGGCATCCGTATCACCTTCAATTCGCACATTGAACACTGCACCTATCTCGTTAATCACAAGGTTGCTTGTGCCAATAATCATCTTTTCTGTCAATGCACCAGCCGTTGCAGTTTCAAAATGAATCTGACCTTGTTCAGCGGTTGACGTTGGACTAAGGATGGATGCGTGAATTACACCGTAAGTTTGTTTGTTGCCTGCTGAGTCTTCACCATTAAACTCAATTTCGCCCAATGTGTCGGAGGCCGCTGGTGTTGCTGAATCTCTATAAAGATCAAGTAATGGTGCGGCTGTTGCACCAGCATCGGTTGATGTCAGCGTTACATTGGCAAAGTTGCCATCTGAGCCGCCTTCAACACGTTGCCAGACTGCACCGTTATAAACAATCCAATCACCCAAACCAAAGAATAATTGAACGCCACCAAAAGTCTGTGTTCCTGCTGTACTGACTACATAGTAGTCACCCTTTGCACCTGTGCCATCTGCCAAAGTTGGAGTGTTTGTTGAGGCATTCCATGTGCCTTTGTAGTTCAATGCTCCAATGGCATTGGTAATTGATGATATTGTTTTTAACATGATTGTTCCTTAACAGTCAGTTGCGCCAGAAAATTCGGAAAGGCTTTTAAGATGGACATATGTCTGTGCAATCGGATTTAACCCATTGAGGTTGTATTCAAAAGAATAACCTTTTTGCTCAAGAACTTGTCCATCTTTTTCTTTGTGCGTTTGCACCAATGCTTGAGCAAAGTTTTTTTCAACTTTTACGCTATCAACACGAACGTAAGCGTTTATAAATTCAGCGTCAGTTCCAAAATTCGTTTTCAGGGTAATATTTTTTTGTAAAGCCATGATGTTTTCCTTACTCGTTCGGAGTTGTGATGTAAGCGCAAATTGTCATTTGGTTGTTAAAGTTTAACGTGACATCCAATGCAGCGCCAGCGTTCTGAGTGTTCATTTGAAACGTAATCAAATCACCTTCAGCGGCTTCAGCAATGTTGGCAATGACTTGACCACCAGCCGCAACAATTGGCTGATAACCATATTGTCTTGTAAATCCACCAGATGAACTAACGTGTCTAATAAATGTAAAAGCGCCTGCACCCAATGCGCCAGATACTATGTAATTTGCAATCACCATAATACTGCTCAAACCACCTTTTGGGACAGTAAAAGCGCCAGTTGATGTGCTGTATTGATCTGACAAGGGAATTCTGCCGCCTTGGATACCTAGGCGTATAGTGTCAAAGATGACAGGCTGAGTAACACTACCAGAACCCGCTGTGAAAGCGTTGTTCATAGTAACGCTCAACACATTTTGAAATGGTATTTGAGGCGGCAAGCCAGGATAGCTAATTGCATTTGTGCCGTAATACGGGAAATTGGCAACGATGTCCTCGACATTAATTTGCGCTCTTGTATTTGCGCCAATTGCAATCGGTCTTTTATTTAAAATGTCGTGAAATTCAAACTGATTATTTATTGTTTTAAAACTGCCTGTATAGACATTGTTAAAAAAGAAAAAGTCAGGCTGTGGAGACAATGCACCAAAGGAGTAGAAATCAAGTCGGCTGTTAGCTATAAACACCACACCACTTGTTGGCGACTGGTTTATTGCAGATAGGTTAGTTACTCTTAAAAATGGTTTTCCGTATGACTCGCTGTCAATGTTATTTAAGTACAAACTCCCGGTGTAATAAGTGCCTAAATATTCAGCTTGATTTAATTCAATAATCGGTTGCGTCAAACTAGAACCACCATACAAATAGGTGTTCTCCATAAATAACCGACCGCCATAGTTTTTGATGGTTGTGCCGTCTTGTCCAGACCATGCTGCGTTTTCGTTACCAACCAAAATGCAATCAGTAAAGTTTGCAACAGAAAACAAGCCGTACATTTCAATGCCATTGCGACAGCCATTAGTAATGCACTTGCTGAAAAACATTTCGGAAAGACTGAACTGGTTTACGCCAGTTTCGCCAATCCGAATTGCCAATTTACATTCTCGGAATGTGACGTTTTCATAGCGACCATAGCCACCTTTAATCCACAAAGTGCTGTCGTAGTTACTTCTCAATTCACCATCAAAAATCAATGCACCCGTGATTGTCAAAAAGTTGGTTGTCAATCTAAGCGCATGGGTATATGTTCCAACGGGATTCAACAGCAATGTGGCTGTATCTGCCTGAATTGTTGTAAATTGAATCGTAACTTCAAGCGAGTCAATTAGATAAGTTCCTCTTGGAAAGTAAACAGTTTTTCGTCCAGCAATGTTTAATGCTCTTTGAATTGCAACAGTATCATTGGTGACACCATCGCCAACAGCACCAAAATCTTTGATGCTTATGGTCTGAGCAAGTTTTGCTTCGACATTGGTTTGAACACCATTCGTAAATGGTGGGTCATAAATAACTGATTCCGCATTTATTGCGTTATTTTGCAAAGAAGTGTAAACAACTGTGCCGTTTTTATTCTGGACTTGGATTGAGTAATCGCTTGCAGTGTAAAAGCGTGATGGTGTGCCTTGGTAGAGAGGATAACCTCCACTGGTGCGAATCGGCTGGACAGCAGTAATCGTTTTGGCAGAGTCCCAATATGCAACAATCGGGTTTGTGATTGGGTTTAGATTGACTGCGCCAATCCAGATGTAGCCATCCTCAAGCGGCTGTCCATCAGCATCCGCAAATGCTGGAAATGGTGGTTGAACTTCAATCGTAGACATTTATTTATTCCCCAAAGGTTGCAAAGCCTGTCGAACTCTGTTTCTGACTTCACGATTTTTAACATATTTCGATGCTTCCCTCAAAGCTGTGACTGCTGGTGCTGGTATTCCAGTTAGACCAAAAGTCATTACAGAGTCTAAAGCAACTTGTAAAGCTGATGCTGTATTTGAAAAATTTATCGCACCAGGCGGTGCTGTGTAAATATCAATGGCTATTTCACCAAGGTCTCGGATTTGTTGGGCTTGCTTTTTGCCATATAGACCTTCGAGCTTGCCTTCTCTATCCAAAGAACGAATGACGCTGTTTAGTTTGTCAGGTGAAACCAATGCTTGCCTACGCTCATCCCTTTGGGCTGTTGACAAGGATTTATTGATAATGTAACGAATTGTGTTGGACTTCAATTCATTCCATGCCTGCTTACCTTCCGGCCCTGCTGTGAGCAAAGTTTTCCTGACTTTGTTCATTTCTTCAAGTGGGGCATTGATAATGATTTTGTCGAATACATCATCAAAAGCAATAACACGCTCATCTGTGCCTCGCTTGGTTGACAAAAGTTTTGCTGTCAATCCTACGTTTTCAAATTCATTGGCAAAATCCTGACGCAATTTTCTGGCTGCTTTGTAAGATTCGCCACCTTTACCTTCAGTCCCAGCATCAATTGCGGAATTGATTTTTCTTGCCATCAAAGACTCTCGTCTGTTTGTCCAGTCGGTAGCCTCATTGACAAATTGCCTCAACAATTCAGTATCGTCAATGGATTTGGCTTGTGCAATCAAATTGCCATCTGCATCTTCTACCAATACACCGAGTCTAATTGCCTCTTTGCGAATTGGTGCAACATTTGGCGCAACGCCTTCAAAACGCTGAACATCTGCCGCAGTTGTTGCCAATTCATTCAGAGTAACTGGCTCAAGCATAGAACCATCTTCTCTGGCCTTGGTATAGGCATCACGAATTTTTCTTCTTTGTACTTCCGCTTTAGTGACCACGGCTTTATCTACGGCTTTTCCAATGTCTCTTACGTCTGCCAGCAACGGCTCAGTACGGTCAACCATTGCATCAAATTGCTGAATTAAATTTGCTGTTTGATTGCTAACTCGTTCACGCAAAGGTGCGCCAGCCTCACCTAATTTGGCAGTCTCTTTTTCAAACTGTAAGTCTGCAAAATTTCTTGTCCTCTGTCCAGCAGTTAATCCAGCAGGGCCTGTAAAACCTAATTGCTCGGCAGTCGTTACTCTTTGTAAATCTGCTGGAGTTGCTGCCGCACCAACAGAAACCCTTGCACCAGCCGCTGTTGGAGTTGGTGTGGTCTCCATACCTAAAGTCTCACGAACGACTGTTGTAGCCGCTTGTATAGGCTTTGCAATAGCCTCTCCAGTTGCCTGTGCCGCTTGTCGTGCCGCTACTGCACCACGCTGGGCTGTGGCTTGAGTAATTGGGGCGGCACTTCTAATTGCTTGCAAGGTGGCAGTAGGCGATGCAATAGTTGGCAAAACAGGCGGTAAAACTTCACCCAAAAATTGACCCGTAGCCTGCACCATTTCTTGGCCTGCTTCTGTCCTTGGTTGATAAGTTAATGCCTGCGCTCCTTCTGCCGCTGCTTTTTCAACTGCACGAGCCGCTTGTGGTGTGCCAAACTCACCCGATAAAATTTGCTCTGTTAGACCTTTACCAGTGCCAATAATTGTGCCTATCGTACCGCCTGTGGCGGCTGTCCCCAAAGTCAGGGCGGTTTCACCAGCACCAATAATACGATCTAGCACACTTGGCGCTTTTGGTGCAGGAGCAAGTTGCTGTCGAGTACGAGCAGTGGTTTCTTCTGCTTTTGCAAGTTGATAAGCCTGCGCTACTGTATCAAACTCAGGCGTACCCCTTTTAGCCGAGTTTCTTACAATCCATGCTGCGTATTCGTCTGCGGTTGCCATTTATTGACCTCCAGCCAAAATTGCATCTGCCGCTGATCGAATGTTATTTTGTGCCGCCATTGGTTGCGGGCTTCTAGGTGTTGGGATTTGTTCAACTAATGATGTCTGCGTTCTAGGGTCATATTTCTTTGTTACATCATCAATAATTCGTGATGAAAAATCATTGAAATTTTCACCTGCTTTTGCCGCATAGTCACCCGCAACAAAAGTATTCCTAGCTCGTGCCAAAGACCCATTGTTATTGGTCAGCCAATCTGTTTTGGCATTATTGATTGAAGCATCAATGTCTTGCAACTTAGCCATGCCACGCAAAAAGCTCGACAAATCTGAGGCTGATGCGGTCTCGCTTGGGAAACCACGCAATGCCAACGAAATGTCTTTATCAGTTGCAGGGCCTGGTGGTAATGATTTTATTGCCGCTGTATTTCTAAGTCGTGTGTATTCTTGGCGCAGTTGTGTCATGCCACCTTGAAAACCAACACCTCTTTTCAGATAATCAGATGCGCTTGAAAACACACCATAACCACCACCCTCGGCTTCAAGGCGTTTTGCTAGATCGTTAAATTGACCAGCAGATTGTCTAGATGTTGCAGCAGCAACAGCAGATTCATTTATTAGTTTCTTTGTATCTGCTGGCACTTCATTCAATTTTTGACCAACAGATGCTAATTTTTCAGCAACAGTTGCGGCAACTTCTTGTGTTTTTAAATTAAGTTGTGCTGAACGGTCACTAATTTGGCTCTTGAGATTTTTAACATCCCAATTGCTTTTCTCAAGAATTGCAAGTTGTTGCTGTTCTGCAAACTGTGCCTCTACTTTGGCTTTATTTGCATTTGCGGTTGCAAGAGCAGCATCAGCGGCTGCTTTCTCTGGTGCATTCTTGGCAGTGGCCTGTGCTGTGGTGGCATCTGCCACGGCTTTGTCTGTATCTGCAATAGCCTTTTTCAATGCGCTTGGCTGGAGGGCTTCTGCCCTCTGTGTTGACAATGTCTTATCAGCATTATCGAGAAAGTCTTTACCGCCAGGCAATCCAGCAATAGTCAACGCAATCGTTGTCTGTGCTCCTGTTGGGTTGAGTCTGATAAGATTTGAAAGGTCGTCATAACCCTGTGCCTCTTTTTCTCTCCCAGCATTTCTAAGTGCTGTGGCTTGTTCTTTAAGTTGCATTTCAGCAACTGGCAAATTTCCAGACTTAATAGCCGTGTAAACCTGAGTGCCTTGTCTTAAAGTGTTTTGTTGCTGTTCTTTTGTTTGAGCCTCAAAACCAGACAATACTGTTGCCGCTTGATCTTTAGGCAAAAAGGCAGTAACCCGTGCGTAATCTGTTGCGGTCGCATTAGGATTTTTAAATAAATTTGCAAGTTCAGTTTGAGCTGTCTGCGCTCTCTCTCTAGCTTGCTGTGCCGCTTGAACTTCAGCAATGCCAGCACCAAGTTTGAACCCACCCAAAGCAGACTCAAATGGGCTTTGCACATCCACTGTGTAATCAATCGGGCGCATTAAAGGGTTAATCGTTGCCATGTTCTAGTCCTTAAAACCCAAGTCCTGGAGTTTTTCCTGCGCCATATTGGAAACCAAGCAGTTGACCAGGCAAGTTAAATAATTGCCCATAAGCCTTTGCTTGACCGATCTCACCACCAGCCTGTGCTGCGCCTTGTTGAGCAAGTAAATTTGCCACGTTTGTGCCTGACTCCATACCAGCCGCACCAACACCAGCCGCAGACCTCTGTCCCAAGGTTGTCATCCCACCCAAGCGACCATATTGTTCTTCAATCAGTTGATTAAGCACTTGTGGGCGAAACTGAGCCAATGCCGCTTGGACATTGCCACCACGCAGTCCACCAGTTGCAGATGCCCTTTGAAGCAAGGCTTCCTCGCCTTGTCGTGTGAGTTCCTGAAAACGCTCACTTCCACTTATACGCTCAATGGCGGCACGTTCTGCCTCTGGCCCTCTTAAACCAAGAAATGCTTGCTGTGCTTCAAGTGCCGGAACACCTGCCTCTGTGTAAGGTTTTAACAAGGCTTGTAAAGCATCAAATTGCCTACGCTGTTCTGCAATGCCTGCTTCTGCCGCACCTGCTTGGATACCTGCGGCTTCACCAGCAGCGCTGGCCTGCATTGAACTTCCGATAAGTTGGCTTCCACCAACGACTAGGGCTGTTACTGGATCAGGCATCGCCAAACTCCTTCATATAATCTTCAAAAGTTTCGCCATATAAAGCCATCACATGATGACCATATTTTGTGGCATATCCAGCCCCATGCACTAGCGAAACGGTCATTAAAATCAAATCGTAATATCCAGCTCGCCAAATAAAAGATTTGGCATCTGCTTGTTTATTGCGTTCTGCCGTATCCGAGGCTTGCCACTTGAGAATCATTGTCGCCAACAAAGGCGTTAAATGGGTACTGTTGGCGATAAAAAATGCGTTCTGGTGCATACCCACCAGTGTGTTCCAAATGGTCGCATTGAGGTCTTCTCGTGCCACTTGATCGCCATCTGCTACGTCATCAAAGACTTGGATTGCGTCATAGACCATCATCAGCCAATCAATGGCTGGTTGGGGTAGCATAAAAACCTTGGTCAGGTTTTCTCGCAGTCCATTGGTCATCCACAACTCCTAATTAGGGCTGGCCGCTGGATGCCAGAACTCAGCGGCTTGATTTTCGCACAAATTGACAAAAGGTCAATCCTCATATTCTCTGTCTTCCCAAGCCTGACAAACCCGCATATCGTTGCAGATAAAGTTTAGCTTTTCGCAGTGACCCCTGAACCCTGCGCCCTTGTCATAGGCCGCCATTGGGATGCGCTCAATCCGCACTTGGGTCATGAAGCTGTTGTCGTAATAACCACAGTTTGAGCAATGCTTGCGTCTTGCGTCTTTTTCATCACATTGCATCGCTTCTGCCAAACCAGCGTAAAACTCCTTATTTGCACCAGGCTCATTGGTTGGCATTTCAGGGCCATAGTTCCAATCAGCGACTGCAACGGCATAGTTCTTTTTATTCTCTGCGTTGGTCAAAAATTCTTCTTCCATCGGCAGACCGTTAAAGCCCCGTGGAATAACCATAAATTCTTTCATGCTGTGCTCCTTTAAGTGATTTCTCGGCCTGATGCTCGAATTGTCAATGATGTGGCTGCGCTGGCAATCGTAGATATGAAACTACCTGACTCCAATGCTTGCCCAACAAGTTCAGGGAATGTATAGGTCTCATCTGGCGCAATACTTCGAGTGTCCACGATCAAGTTTGCCGTTCCTGCTGTGCCGCCACTTGTCACCAAGTTAACGCTGATCGTTACATTTCCTGCCGTGGTATTGGTGGCAGTAAATTTGTCAATAATCGCTTTACAGTTCACAGCGGTATACTGTGTGGTCTGTGTGCCTTCTGCCTGTTTTGGTGGTATCAGCACCTTGATTGATACGGTCATGTCTACTCCTTATGTGGCTTCGCCACCACTTGCGATGATTGTGAGACCAGTCGATGCTGCCTGAATTTGAATGGTATCGCCTGCGTTCAGTACCTCAATGCCGTTGTATTGCAAGGCATTAGCAGTTGGCACAGGCACATCGTATAGAAAAGCATTTGAAGTTCCAGCCGAGCCTGCTGATGGAACTAAAAACACTCTCACGTTAATATCTGCGGCTGTTGTATTGGCAATGCTGAATTCTTTGAGCAGTGTTCTAGTTGCCGCTGGCACAGTGTAAAGCGTAGTCACGCCCGTTGTGATGGCGGCTTGGCCTAATTTAACAGGGGTAATTACATCGAAAGCCATGTCAGCACCTGATTAGATCGCACCCGTGGGGTTTGGTTTGCATAAGGCAAGATGCCATTTACATCGTGCTCCAGTTCGATATTATTACGCACAGGGGCAAGTGCAAGCAAATCCAATGCTTGGGCCAATCTTGGAATGGCATCTAATGCCTGTTGCAATTTGGCATTAAGCACAGCATCATCGACTGCGGTATCTTGCGCTAAAGCACTTAATTGCGCCAATGCCTCGTTTGCGGTTGCCGCTGCCGTGTCTGCCTGATATTCAAAGTCAGTCCCAACAATTACTTGCAGTTGGTCAACAGTAGAAAACAGCAACTCAAATTGTCTGATCTGTTGTTGGTCAGTCAGGAACTCCGCAAGCTGGTCACGGGTTAAGTTTAATTTGCGTGAGACAGGTGCGGTTGCCATCAGTACGCCAATGCTTCAATCTGTGCTTCAAGGCGCACATA